ACTGGAAAAGATTGCGGTAGGTAAAAGCAACCGTTTAATTGTAAATCTACCCCCCAGGCATAGTAAAACCACTTTTTGTAGTGTGAACTTCCCGGTCTGGAAGATATTTAAAAACCCTAACCTTTCTATTCTTATTATAACTTATGGTGATGACCTTTCAGAAGAAATAGGAACCAGAGCACGAAGTATAATAAAAGAATACGGCGCCCTGTTCAATGTCTATTTATCCACACATACCGCAAGCAAAACCAAAATTAAATTCATGGACTGTGATGGGAAGGAATATAAAGGTAAGATAGAGGCCCTTGGATATAAAGGTGCAATCACAGGTAAAGATGCAGATATAATAATTATTGATGACCTGATAAAAGGCCCCGAAGACGCTTTAAGCCCCGCCCAAAATAAGAAAGTTGTAGAATTTTATAAGTCTGCTATTTTTACCCGTCTATTTGAACATTCCATCGTGATTGTAGTATCCACCAGGTGGAGTAAAACAGACCTAACAGGATGGCTACTGGATAACAGTGTAGAGGAATGGGATAAATTAATACTCCCTGCAATGAATGATGAAGGCGAACCATTATGGCCTGAAAGATTCAGCAAAGATAGAATGGAAGTAATAAGAGAAGAAGAAGGCCCATTCTGGTGGAGTGCATTATATTTACAGGAACCAGAGGAATTAAAAGGAGATGTCTTTGAAGGGGAATTTATAACCATCCCTGCCAGTGAAGTACAGCCCGAAAACTTCCAAAGATTAGTGTGTTATATAGACCGGGCGGCAACAGAAGCAACCGACACCACCGACCCCGATTATACGGCCATACTACTTATGGCATTATTGAAGGACGGGACCTACCTTGTTTTATATTGCACCCGATTCCGTAAATCACCAGCCGGAAACCGAACAGCCATCAGATCCACCATAGACAAAATAACCCGCATGTATGGAACAGGTATTGAAATCAATATTGAACTTGAACCTGGCAGCACAAGTAAAGACAGCTTCTACAATTATAAAACAGAGGTATTAAAAGGTTATAAGGTTCGTGATGACCGGCCAACAGGAAGCAAACACATCCGAGCTATTGATGCAGCGGCAGCTGTAGAAATTGGTAAAATCAAATTCATAAAAGCAGCATGGAACGGCCCACTATTTTTAGAGATGCGGGCATTCCCATATGGTAGTCATGATGATATGGTAGACACACTATCAGGAAGCTATAACAGACTATTTAAACCTAAAGCAGTTCTTAAACCACGGAAAAGAAGGAGATAAACCATGTTTGTGAAAACAATGAACCTAAGCCCCCAAATAAACAAGGGCATCGACAAAAATGATATAATCACCGACAAGGTAATCCCCGAAACCGTGGACACCCAAAACAATATAATAACACCCCCCATCGACAATACCGGACTAAAACAACTACGAAACAGCAGCATATACCACCGCAAAGCATTAAAAGCCGTGGCAATGGACGTAACAATGAACGGATGGAAACCCCGCAACATACAAGACAACCCATCCGATGAGAACAAACAAACACTCAAAGACCTATTCGACAACTACCAGAACAGCCAGGCACTATACCACACTATGGAAGATTACCAGACATACACCCACGCCGCCTTTGAAATACTACGAAACCAGGAAGGAATAATACGTGGATTTAAACACATCCGAAGCAACACCATCCGCATGTGCAAAGGAGGGGAAAGCGCCGTCCAACAAATCGGGGCAAAAACACAGTACTTCAAAATATATGGTAAAAGACCCGATGAAGACCTAAACGGCACAACCGGCGCATGGATAAAAAAGGAACCAGAAACCCTGGATGAAAACATAGCAACAGAAATTGTATGGCTAAACAACACCAGCCCAGACAGTGACTATTACCATGAACCCGAATACCTCCCCGCCGTTACAACCATAATTAGCGACGACTACCTCCGCCAGTACAACCAGAACAACTTTAAAACCAACGGCGTGGCCAACTACCTAATCACCATCACCGGCGACTATGATGAAGAACCGGATGAAGAAACCGGCGAAACCTTTGAAGAAAGCATGGAAAAAGCATTCCTCGAAGCAGGCAACGCCCCTGGAACCGCTGTTGTATTCACCATCAAATCATCCGGCAAAGAAGCTGGAATGCAGATCCAGGTAACAAAGATAAGTGATGAACTAAAAGAAGCATCATTTGAGAAGTTCCGTGAAAGTAATATGGAGGAAATATTAGCAGCCCATGAAGTACCACCAGGCCGCCTCGGTATAAGTAAAGACGGTGCATTGGGTGGTGCGGTGGATATTGAGCGTAACAAACAGTATAACAACCGAGTTATCCGGCCTAAACAGTTGATGCTGGATAATGTGTTGAACCAGATCATACACGATGACATTGAGATCATGGACTGGGAGCATGAATACTTGGGATTGGATATACGTGACGTTAAATCCGAATTTGAAATCGGAGTTAAAGCCGTTGAAAAGTCTGCTATGAAACCATTAGAACTCCGTGAGGTTATAACCGAACTCTTTAAGCTTGATAACAACCCTGACGGCGTGGAAATACAGGTGGCTTATCCTGAGCTTGATGAATTTTACATGGTGAATAATACCAATGTTTTGGGCGGTAACACTGAACCTGACCTTACAGGAATACAGAAAAGTCTTGATGATAAATGGGTCCAGCTTTTTAGTAGTGATGTGATGGAAGCGTAATTGTGTTATCAATAAAACAGGAAGGATATTTCCTACTCAAAAACTTCACCAAAGACTATTTAATCCTAAAAAACAGGAACCCCAAATTAATCCAGATGCAAAACAGGTTAAACAAACGCCTAAACCAGATAAGTAAAAAACTAGTCGACCGTACAATGAACGATGTAACCATCAACCCCATGAGATATGATGACCGTATCAAAGCAGCATACAAAGAAACCCTAACCCAAGTTTATAAAGCCGGGGAATATGAGGTAATAAAAAATCCACAAGTAGAACTAACAACAAGCGTCCTACGACCCGATAAACTAACCAACATAATACAAGAAAGAACATTCCGTGCCAGCGAATACACCATGAACCGGCTAACCGGCGACGTACTACCAAGAATCAAAGAAGGAATACGTGAAGGCCAAACACTCGAAAAAACCACAGAAACACTCCGCAACGAATTTACAGATATGACCAATACACAATTACAACGTATAAGCCGGACAGAAACCCACAGCACCTACAACCAAAGTAAATACGATGCCATGATGCAATCCACAGCAGTAAAAGGAAAACGATGGCTAAGCAGCGGACTAGCAAACAGCCGGGAATGGCATGAAGAAGCCAACGGCCAAACACAATACGTGGAAGACCCATTCCAGGTCATGGACGAACCATTAGATTATCCTGGAGCACCAGAAGGAAGCCCGGAAAACATAATCAACTGCGCATGCACCATGACACCAATCATAAGAGAAGAAGAAATCACGGGGGAATAAAAACAGATGACCGAACTATATATAAAAGGCCCAGTCCTATCACCCGGACTAATCGGAAGGCCAGAAATGGGATTAACAGACAGACCGCTCACACCACAAGAAATACAGAAAGCAGCCTACACATACACCGCAGGAACGCCCATAATCGACGTCCAACATAACTACCAGGAACAGGGAAAGGTGGTTGAAAGCTACATAGCACCAGAAGACACCCAGTTCAACGGAAAATCATACCCCGCCGGAACATGGTTTGTAACCAGCCGAATAACCGACCCAATACTTAAGGAATCCATACATAAAGGAGAACTAACCGGTTATAGTGTAGGGGCATGGCCTGAAGGTGTTGAACTACCCAAAGGCATAATCAAGGGGATGTTTAGTGATGTTGATGAAGGAAAATGGATGGCCCTCGCGGTGAGTATTGTGAAGATGCCATTCTATCCCGAAATGATATTTAAGGTTTTTAAACCAGACGAATTTATTAAAAAAAGTTTTAATCCAAATACGGAGGTAAATAATATGAATGATGAAGATAAAGGAACAGCGGGCATTTTAAATAAAGTTATTGACTATTTTATAGACAAAAATGCCAGTGCTCCACAGATAGAAACACCACAGCCAGAGATTACCCTGGAAGATTTAAATCAAACCGTCCAGAACATACAGAACGACCTGGCCAAATTAAGATTAGAAGATCCAAAGGAACCCGAAGCCAAACCAGAACCGGAAACAGCAAAAGAAGTTGTTGAAACCAAACCAGAGGAAGAGGAAGACGAAGAAGTTGAATTAAAACCCGAAGAACCCGCAGAAGAACCAGAACCAGAACCTGAAAAGGTAATAAAGAAATCCATAGACATCGACGAACAAACCAGCAACACCGACAAATCTTTCATGGAAAAACTGGGAAGAGACGCCTTCGGAAACAAATTATAAAATGGAGATGATTATCTATGATTGAAAAAAACCTAAGAATAAGAGGGGCAAACCTGGAAATAGCAGATGCCGCCATTGCAGACATCACACCCGGAGCATCCACCGACCTTGAAGTAAACCTATCAGACAATGCAGGTGCCAGAGCTGTTGTAGTAAAAGATAGTGATGGAGTGCAAGTATGTAAAATAGATAGTAACGGATTGGTAACAAGCGCAGCAGGATTGGCCGGCCCCGTAACCGGGGCATTAATAGGGAATATAACTCCCTCTGGTGCGGATGTATCCATAGTCGCGGCGAGCGGTAAAGATGTTATAGCTAAACTGGGAGATGCTGAAGGCGCTAAAAAACTGATAATAAAAGACAGTGCAAACGCAGAACAGGCATCAATCAACAGTGATGGATTATTAACAGCTAAAAGTATAGCTGGAAATATGTTATTTGCCACGTCCGATACTAATGGTGCACCAACCAATAATGAAATGATAAGTGCCTTTGGAGCCGTAGCAAACGCAGCTGGAGCTATCGGAGTATATCTTGATAGCCATGCAAGTGGAAAAACTTATTTCTGTATATGTGACGGCGTGAAATGGCATACAATCGAAGCCACTGTTGGAGCTTAAAAAAAGATTATAAAATTAATAAAAAAATTTTAATTGGAGATGATAATTATGGCAAATGATATTAACACACAATTAGCCGAATACATAAAGAAAGGCGGGGTAATAAAATTCGTGGACACCGTAGTCTCAAGCTTAAACACCTCCGTCTTACAGGTGGATAAGGAAGCTGCATTTATACAGGAATTACAGAAAGCAACCGTAATGCTTGACGCTTCCAGATTCATACCAATGAGAAGTGATAAACACGACATAGACAGGATCACAATGGAAATAGACCTGGAAGATGGAAGTCGTAACGGCTCAACCGGCGTGATAACCCTAACCGATCAGGACCCTACATTCACCCTTAACGAATTAGACGCCGTGAAGTTGATGGGTAAAACCAGACTAACCTACGAAGCCCTTGAAGATAACATTGAACAGGGAACACTTGAAACCACCGTAACACAGCTCTTTGGAAGTGCTGCTGGCCGGTCACTTGAAAGAATATTTATCTTCGGTGACACCGACCTGACCCCTGGTGCAAGTGTACCATCCGGATATGCAAAGGTAAATGGATGGGCACAGAAAGTTGATGCAGACCAGATATTATATGGTGGCGGAGCCGTAAATGCACGTGACTTTGACCCCACCGATATTGATGACATGCTAACCAAAATGTACGATGCCATTGACCCCGAATATCTAAACGGAGCAGTATTCTACCTTCCAACCAGCAAGGTATCCGCATACAGACGCTCACTCAAGAGTAAGGATAGTCCATTAGGTGATCAGGCCGTACTGCAAAGCGGGGAATTAACCTTTGAAGACATCCCAGTGAGACGGGTTCCTGCATTAGATTACCCAGTTAATAGCGCAGCATTCGCCACTAATATTAGTAAGGAGGTTGCTTTCCTGGGAAGGCCTAATAACTTTGTGCATGGATTTAAACGTGGTATCACTGTTGAAAGTGATAAGGACGTTGAAAACCAGATCTATAAGTTTATCCTTTCACTTCGTGGTGACTGCCACTTTGAGAATGAGGAGAAGGTTGTTATGGCTATGCCGGCAACCACAGCACCATAAGGGATTTACTTTTATTTTCCCTTTTTTTACTTTTTTTAAATTTGATTATTTCATGTGAGAACTCACACGAGAACAGGAGATGAATATGTATGGCGAATTTATGGAGATATGATAAAGCCGCCTCAGTGGCGGCTGGAAAAGATGTATGGGTGAAGGTAAGTGAGGACAAGCCGCTTCCAACAGTCCAATATGATGAGGAGGGAGAGGTTGTAACACCCGGTGTGATCAGTGAACTGCCAGACCTTGAAATCGACCTTACACCAACCACCATAGCAGGGGGTATTAAAACCGTTCAAACCGCCGGAACAGGTGAGGCACTGGTAGCAAGTACAACCGCAGCCCAATATGTGATAATAAACGCATTATCCACCAATACAGGAATAGCATACATCGGTGGGACAGATGTGGATAAGACCACCAAGAACGGAATAGCTTTAACCAACCCCGCAGATAGTGCAGGTGTTAAAGCACCGGCGAGTTGTATTATTCCGATTGATGATGCTAATAAGATTTATGTGGATGTTACTGTAAATGGTGAAGGCGTACAATTTGTAGTAGTAACATAAACGGGGGTTAATTATGGATATTAACCTACTACGAAGCTACTACAAACCCAAAGGGATTTTTGCCGGAGATCCCATAAATCCTAATAATTTATTCTCTGCTAACGTGGCAACCGGAACAGACACATTGGGAAATATAACTGGTTTTGAGCCATATAGAAGTGCCACGGTTACAAGCTCAACAGACACAGCCAAACAAGGAGCTAAAAGCTGCAAAATAGTAACACCTGGTACTTTGGGTGCAGAAGGAGTACAATTACCCACCATCACAGGTGTTAATGGAACTCATTATTGCATGTCCGGATGGATATTTGCACCCCAAGATAGTGTTATTCAAATCAAATTAGTATCAGGTAATGTTACAGACACATATTTAACAGGGAATAATGCATGGCAGTCCTTTACTAGTTTAAACACGTTAGGTGGAACATCACTTATACTTTATATTCGGACAAGAACAGCCGATCCAAAACAAGCTATCACTTTTTACGTGGATAAATTACAGATGGAAATAGGGGATACTCCCACAGCATGGGGTAAACCATCATAAAGGCGTTAAATGGTTTTCCGTGGATTATTCATAACCCAAGATGTTTTTGAAGAAAGAATGAACTACCATAATTATGAAAAACGTGGCGTGAACAACATAATAAAAACTGTTGAATCAACATTAAGCACCAACTACAACCAATCTAAATCAATTATAGACAGGACATTATCCAAACTAGAAGGCACAGAAATAGAACCCTATATCCTTATCCACCAATTCAAAAACAGTAATGGCACACGACAATTTGATGATGATCAAATAAATTTTATAGCAGAAAGATCAAGCCAAATAATAACAGACTATCCTAAACTTAAAGGAATAGTGTTTGATGATTTCTATTATGAAGGTAAGACCGATGAAGAGTTATCTAATTTCGCCGGAACAGTGAAAGACAGTATAAAAGAAACCAATAGTAAAGCACGGTTGTCCGCAGGAATAAATGTAACCCGTAATATCACAGAGGAATTTGATTTTATAATCCCTATGGTGTATAGATATTATAATGGTTATCCTTCTTTTATTAAAGACATTATAACTGATTTAAAAACAAAAACCAATACCCCTATTGTTACTGGGCTCTTAACTTTTATGAATGATTCAGATGTAACATTATGGGATAAAAAGACATTAGAATGTGATATGGAAACAGCCATCAAATATAGTGATGGTTACGCAGTATTCTTACATCCATTCATCCCAAATAGATTGAAATTCAAGAAAACACCATACAATTCATCATATAAATATAATGTTACATCTAAACGATTAATAAAAAACACCCAATCACCCAATTTTTTATTCCGGAACGTGGCGGACTGTGGAAACAGCTTAAACAGTACCTATGGCTTCGGAAAATACACAAATGAAACCATTGAATTAGACCCCAACAGATATGTTAAAGGTAAAAACAAGAGTATTAAATGCACCGTAAACGGACAACATCAGGGCATAGTACCACAACCCGGAAGTTTAACCACCAAAATAGGAACCCCCATAACATTTAGCGGGAAAATATATGTACCCACTGGAATGGATTTATTATGTTCAATAAATAACAAAGCTTATGGTAATACTGATAGAATAATCGGGAATGATAAGTGGAACAATTTTGAAGTAACCTACACCCCTGACGGTACTGGTGGTTTTAATGATTGGACTGATGGTGTTTGGACAATATTAAAGATCATAACAAGGAATAATCCTGGAACTTCCAGCTTTAATCTCGGTGAACTGCAAATTGAAGTGGGAAGCGAAGCCACAAAATGGCGACCAGGAAAATAATTATACTTCGTTATATTGCACTATAACGAACCAACAATTCTAATTATTATTTTTTTAATTATTTAACTAAAATTTTTTTGAGGTGAAACACTAAATGACAGATGACACCCTAAACGAATACCTAAAACTCTTCAACGGAATACAAGACCCCGAAACAGACCTAAACCTACCAACCGAGGAAGCATACACCACACTACTAAACTGGATACTCACCAACACCCGTGAATGGGTGAACACCTACACCGGAAAATCATACACCGAAGCAACAGCACCCGCCGGGATAAACCAAACCATAATAGACATAGCCAGCAACACCATCAAAGAAATGGCAATACGAAAAGACCTGCCTATCAGAGATAGTGACAACACCAACCTATACGACTTAATTGAAACCATAATCACGTCCGACATAGAGAAACGCCTATCTCCTTACATGAAAAAGAATAAAATCCATGTATTCACCATTAAACGTGAAGACACCGAAGAAGAAGAAGAAGTGGATTAAACAATGAGCATGGAACTTGACCGCTCCGAGATAGATCTCTTTTTTGAAGGTGCAAGGGAAATCGGAGCCAAAGCCCTTGAATATATGGCTATGGATTTCTGGGGTGTAAGTGTTGAAAAGGCAAATATTCGGCGCGGAACACTCCGAGATAGTATCCAGGCGGAACAGCAATCTGATGATGTCTGGACGGTTGGGACCAATCTGGAGTATGCAAGTTATGTCCATGAAGGAACCGACCCCCATGAAATATTCCCACTAGGAAAACAAGCCCTATACTGGGAAGGAGCATCACACCCAGTTAAATCAGTATACCACCCAGGATATGAGGGAAACCCCTGGTTCGACACCGCCGCCGACATAATCGAAGAAAGAATGGACGAATACCTGGAAATGGCAATAGGAGACCTAACATGACCACACTAGCAGACGCCTTTATAGCAATCAACGGGGCACTAACCGAATACCTAACCCCCATGCTGGAAGACCAGACTATCAATGAATTAGTAATCGGAGGAAAACAGAGAGGATCACCAAAACCCCCAAGTCTGGGAATAATATACTATCCAATACCTGAATCAGAAACCACCATTGGCAGCACAGCCCGGACAAGCTACGAACAGGAAATAAGGATACGTGGACTGGTAAAAGAATTAGAAAACCCTACCGATGGATTTATGGCTGCTGTTGGACTGGTAAGCACAGCACAAAACCTAATATTACAACACCGGCAACTGGGGATACCAGATATAGTCCGGGATGTAAAGAACACAAAGATAGAAGTAGTACCCTTCCCAATTGGAAAGAAAGCTTCAATGTATGCTGCGGATTCTTATTTTAAAATCCTATTCATTATTGATAATTTATAAAACAAAAAACTTTTTAGATAACACTTTTTTGGAGGAATGATAATTTATGACAAACCCACCTGAAATAAAACGATACGCCGGAATAGCAGAGGAAACCAGTCCTGGTGTGCCCGCCGCCGGCCCTGAATTTGATATTGACGTGAAATCATGCACACCTGGAGATCCGCAGAACCCAGAGGAAGATTACCCTTCCAGCCTTTCACAGGGAAAAACAATACACCGGCCCGGTAATTATGTTTACGGCCCCTCAATTAACTGTGGGGTTGATATGAAAACCTTTGCCCGGATGATATACTTCGCCCTGGGAAAACGACTTACAAAGGCAACAGAAGGGGCGGGAACCGGTATTAATCCGGAGGCCGTTTTATATTATGATGATAGTGCTGACAGTTACACAAGTAAGAAGACAGCATTTATAAACGCCACTGCCAATGATATAAATGTTCCCGGCCATGCTGAAGCCGAAATAGGGGATGAACTATTAATAGGTGATAACAACCAATTCGCAGTCATAGCCTATACAATAGGAACCGCCAAGACTGACACCAGCACCCTTTTATATAAATACTGGGATGGTGATGAATGGAAAGAACTAACCGTGTCTGATGCTTCTTCCGGGTTTACCGTTCCAGGGGATAAATCTGTCACATGGACCCCACCAGTGGACTGGGAAACATTAAGCATTAATAACAGTGCACCACTTTATTGGGTTAAAGTTGAATGTACAGCATTTACAACCGCCGCCAACCAGGGAAAGATAACCAGCGGAACTATCGGAACCGTCCCGGACACCCTTACAGAGTATATATACAGCAGTGAATCCATCCTACTACCAACATACACCCTCTTTATGGGTATGGATATTAATGAACACGTCGTGGCTGGTAACGTGGCAGATAGCTTTGAACTAACCGTGGACACCGGATTTTTGGATTTAAAGCTTGACAGTAAAGCCATGACCAAAACAATACGTGAAGATGGTATAAGGGATTTAACCGACCTTAAACTCAACGATGACTATCCACTTACCGCCCCGGAGGTAAACCTACACTTCCGAGAAAAAGGCAGCAACACCGCATGGGGTGCATCCACCAGGATCAGCACGGAAACCAAAAAGCTGAACATGTCCGTGAAGAGAAATGCATCAGAAGCCGACGGCCAATGTATAGGCCAACGTACACCAGGAGTTATACCTATCGGTGCACGTGATATTGGGCTTGGATTTGATTATTTATACTTAACAGACGACTGGATTGCCCGGCTTAACGGTGGAGGTGTAACACCAGGAGAGGGTATTTCATCCACTGAGTTTGAGATGATGCTTGAAATTGATGGTGGAGAATATGGTGATGCCCAGGTTTACTTCCCCCGTGTTATTGTATCCAGCGCACCTTTAAGTGCAAGTGGCCGTGGACAGATTGTTCAATCCATCCAGTTACTTGTTTATATGGAGGATATAACCATACCAACCACTGAACCGACAGATGTTAAGACGGATGTCCTGGTTACTATTAATCATTACTTCCCAGATACAACCGCGGGGGCTGATTACACCTGGCCTCCAACACCGGGATATTAATTAAACTTTTTTTTATTCCCCATTCATTTTTTTCGGGGATCTATATTCTATTTTTTTATATTTATTTTTTAAGACGTATTAGTTTATACGAGGTTAAATAATGGTTTTAATTACAAAAAGCGATATTAAAAACGGCAAAGAAGACAGACACGAAGTATTCATCCCACTATTAAATGAAGAGGTTAGTTTAAGACCCCTAACTGACAGGGAATATGAAAAGGTCATGGCATTAGGCAAAGACCTTGGGGATATGTCAATGGATATGAAGGAATCCGGAACAGACAACACCGGGGATGAAAACCAAAAACAGGAAAGAGAAATCAAAGCAACCATCAACCCCAAAATCCAGCACGAAGCCAACACCAATGCCAACTACCTATGCGCCGCCTTCGGATTAAGCAATGAAAACGAAACCTTTGTACCAAGTGATTTATATGATATGCGCCCCGTTGGTGTGGTGGCGCAGATAGCAGAAGCCGTGGTTATGATAAGTAAAATCCAGGACCTGAAGGAACTGGAGAAAGCCATTAAAGACTTTCGTAAACAGTAATTTTGAATTTGTAATTGAAGTATTCACCCTTGATGAAATTGGCTATAAATTAGCAGACCACCAGGGGGATTTAACATTTATTCAGAAGCTTTTTTTATTTCATGGTTCTCCGATTTATGCTAATTGGAGAAAGCAGCAGGACGATAAGGACAACCCTAATTCCACACCCTTACCACCCGAGGATGATGGATGGGAAGCACGGCAGGAACTGAAAAGGAAGAGATGATAAATATGGCAGGAATGGAAGTTATACTTAATCTACAGGATAATTTAACCAGTGCAATGGAAGCCGCCCAGTCTGCTGTTGATGACCTTCAAAGCAGTGTAGATTCCGCCAGTTCTGCTATTGATGGTTTAGACCCGTCCACTTTTGATGAGGTTGCTGGTGCTGCTGATGGTGCTGCGGATAGTATTAATGAAACCGGCGACGCTGCCGATAACACCTCTGGAAGTATGCAGGGTGCTGCGGATAGTACGGATATATTGGCGGTTGGTATGTCTGCCCTTGTTGGTTTGGGTGTTGCTGCGTGGTTTGATGAAATAACCAGCAGTGCGGATAATGTTAACCAGACCATGAATGCTATGTCTATTAATTTTGATTTAAGCGGTAGTGGGATGGATGCCGCGTCTAATAGTATTAATACCTTAAATGAAAATACTGGTATTGCTAAGGGAGCTATAAGAGATTTTGACAACTCGTTAGGTATGATTGGTGTTACCAATGTTGATCTTGCAAATAATCTTATGAACACCGCAGCCCAATTATCCTACCTCAAAACAGGTTCTAATGATGCCGCCCCAGCATTTGCTAATCTATTTTCACGTTCTATTGCATCAGGTAAGATGATGGAAAGGGCGTATGCAAGTGCTGGTATTTCATTAGATGATATGGCTGCACGGGCTGGTATGACAACCGACCAGATGAAGACATTATTTGAAACTATGACTCCGGATGAGAGGGCGGATTTTCTTTCTAAATATGCCCTTGATGCGGATGATGCCAAGGAAGCTACGGATGGATTGAAAGATAGTTTTGATACTTTAAAGGATACGTTTGACCAGAAAATATCTAAGATGTTCACAACGTTAGGACAAATGGTTTTACCCCTTGTTATCCCCTTGGTTGATAAATTGACTGATGGGATTAACTGGTTAGCAGATGCCCTGGGTAAAGCACCCAAACCATTGAAGGACATAATGGGCGGCCTAATCCTAATAGGTGGGGGCGCTGCGTTACTTGTACCCCTCGTTACAGGTGCAAAGCTTTTATTAGGCACTTTCAGGGATGTAAAAGGCGCAATAGTCGGAGTACTGGAAAAACTGGGAATACTGAATAAAACACCATGCAGTCCTAAAAACTGTACCACAAAAACCACTACAACTGGTAGAGGAGGAATACTCCCAATGGTTACCCGCGGATTAACCTACGGGGCTGTTGGTTATGGTGTTGGTAATGTCTTATCAGATTATGTAGTCGGCCCCGCCATGAGTGCTGCCCAGCCGGTAATTGAGGGTATAACTGGTATGGGTACAGGCGGGAGTATTTTTAAATCTTATCACAGTGTATTAGACTTTTTAGGAAT